TTCGCAGTGTCCGCGCAGGGTATCGGCGAACTGCATGTGCCGGATCTTCCTTAGGTCTTCGTGCGCGGCCTGCCAGGCCAGTTTGCAGAACTCATTGTCGGTGCTGCCGGTCAGCAACACAGCATCACGGTCTTCAAAGTCCTGGTTCAAACGGTCATAGGCCACAATTTCAGTGGGGCACACGAACGTGAAGTCCTTGGGATAGAACACGAACACTTTCCACTTGCCGGGGAAGCTCTTTTCGGTGATGGTCTCAAAGGCACCATCGGGGGTGGTAAATCCCGGCTTTACACCAGTCACTGCAAATGCTTCGATGCGATCTCCTACTGTTTTCATACGGTCTCCTTGGTTAAAAAATGTTACCTAGTGATTTGATTCCACACTCGCGTGCGGATCTGGTTAGTCAAGCTGTCGGGCAAAGGCACATAGTCCAGCTCTTCGGCCATGGCCCGACCATTACGCCAGGCCCAGTCAAAGAATTTTAGTACTTCATTGCTGGCCTTGACATCCTGGGGTTGTCGATACATCACGATAAAACTGGCAGTGCTGATTGGCCAAGCCTGTGCATGTCGTTGGTCCACGATGCTTATACCCATGCCTGGCACAGAGAACCAATCGGCCCCTGCTGCTGCCGCTGCGAAGGTAGCATCGTCGGGATCCACATATCTGCCCGCACGATTCTGCAGTTGTAAGTGCACCATACGATTGCGTTTCACATAGGCATACTCCACATAGCCTATGCTGCCTCGGATGCGGCCCACGATCGCGGCCACGCCTTCATTGCCCCGACCACCCACGCTGTTGGCGCCAGGCCATTTGACCGAAGCGCCGCGTCCCACGCTATTAGCCCAGTCGGTGCTGACTACGCTGAGATAGTCAGTGAAGTTGAACGTGGTGCCGGAGCCGTCCGCTCGGTGCACTACGGTAATGGTAGTGTCGGGCAATTGTTTGCCAGGATTGAGTGCGGTGAGCCGGGGATCGTTCCACTTGGTGATCACGCCCATGAACACTTGGGCAAGCACTGTACCCGTGATACGCAGCTCGCCCGGACGAAAGCCATCTAGGTTCACTATGGGCACAGTACCACCGATCACTGCGGGAAATTGTACCTGTTGATTACGAGCTAGGTCTTCACCCGACACCGGAGCATCAGTGGCACCAAAGGTCACGGTACGAGCATTGATCTGCCTGATACCTCCAGAACTGCCAATGCTTTGATAATTCAGCCCTATACCGGTTTCTTTCTTGTAGGCTTCGGCCCATTTAGCATAGATTGGGTAGGGAAAAGTGGCACCTGCTCCCACGATGTCGGCTGCAAATGCAGCAGTGCTGATGAAGGCTAGAACAACCGCCAGAAACTTTCGCATTATATCTCCTTGGTCTATTGGTTTATGTTGTTGTGCAACATTTCGCTATTATATATGAAACAAAATCACGAAATCTAGTGCCAACGAGCGAATATTTTTCTATGGAGTCAATAGGCTCTAGCTATTGATTTCTACGACTTCGTAGGTTGTCCAACCACAGTTTGGTATCATTGTACAGCATGAGCAACATGGCTTCTTGGCTGTCAAACAGAGTGATCCTGACCGGTGTGAGACGATTTTTCTCTAGGCTGTAGGCACAGGTCATGCTACGGTCCAGCAGTAAGAGATTGCCAGCCACCAGCAGGTCGCGATTGATCTCAAAGGTCCAGTGTGGAATTTTGGCCAACCTGGCAAACACACCCGCACCGGTATCACTGAGACGTAGGCCACCGGCATCACGCACCGTGGACCACCACCATTCTCGCAGAGCCTGGTCCAGAGTCCACTCTGTGCTCTCTAAGCGATCGAGAACTGTCTTGGTGATTTCAAGTCGGGTTGCCACTGGGGTAGACAGTTTCCCCGGATCGCAGCAGCACCACCGTGAATTGATCGGTGCGAAACTGTGTGTTGAGCTTGCGAGCCAGATTGACCGCATGTCCTGGATTGCTGAACGACACCTTCTTGTACTTGGGACCTGGATACTGTACCAGCATGTTGTGGGTCTTGAGATTGATAGGCTGACCCTGATAGAACACTGCCCACACACCTTCTGCGGCCAAGACCTGTTCGGTCTTGTAGGTCTGTTTGTTGGTATGCTCAATCAGCACTTGTGGTTTGGGTCGACTCATAGTGCTGTATTTATGCAATTATCTAGGTGTTTTTGAAACTGCCACCTGTGATTTCGATTTCGATCACCTCCTGCGCGGGTGCCGCAGTAGATTGTGCTCGACGCAGTTCTTCCACTGTGGTCAGCAGGCGTGTGATATCGGCCTGGAGATCTTTGGCGTCTCGGATGGGCATGTAGAGATCGCGTTGACCACGTGCTTCGGTGCTTCTGATTAGATCCACAAATCTATTGATGTGCAGGCTCATTGTGTAGGTCCTTGAGGTAACGTATGAGTTCTTTGTCGGTGGGCTGTACCGAGTAGTTATGTTTGAAAAAGATCTCGTAGCTGTCGCCGCCATACTTGCCGATGCCATAGAGATCAGTGGCGTCATCGAGGTCCCAGGTGAGAAAATCTCGAGTCATGCCTTTCAGTCGCTTGTAACGCACATTGACCAAACCCAGAGGCCAAATCACATCGATCACGTCCTTCTCTGGTGCTCGATGAAATGCCAGCGGAGTGGGCCAGCGATGCACAAACACTGGGAACACAGTTTTCACAGGCTTGCGACCAGTCTGGTTCAGCATGATCACGGCCACCATGTGCTGCCAGGCACCCATGGGGCTGATCTCGCGACCACCTCTGGCATGAGTACCAGCTGGTAGCTGCTGCTGCACCATGAGATCGTCGCGCAGAGGCAGGATCATGACTTGAGATAGGGTGCCAGCTGGGGCGCCTTCCAGCCCTCGGGTTTGAGAATCTTGCCATCTTCGCGCCGGCGTACCATGCCGGTTTCGGGATCGATCTTGGCCATGTTGGTGCGCATGATTTCGTTCCAGGCACCTTCCCCATCGGCACCCATGCTATGGATGGCGCCAATTGTGACCACCAGGATGTCAATCAAGGCATCTAGAGCCTCTACCCGATCATGAGCGTTGATGGCATCAGCCAGCTCTTGCGATTCTTCTTCAATCAGGCCCAGGTACATGTTGAATTGATCAGGATTGAATTGTTCCACAGTTTGGCCCGAGGCCTGCATAAACACACTCTGGTCACGGAAGGGGTTGGTCATTGGCTTGCTCCTTGGTGTGGAAAGGTCCCACGAATTGATAACGGTCCAGGATAATCAGTTTAGGGTTACGAATCAGGCTCCAGCGCCGATGCTGTTTGATCTGATACCAGCCAGCGGCATACCAGCTCTTGCTCTTGGCCGTTTTGGTGAACAGTGGCAGGCGCCGGCGCACATCCCACATGGCATTGTGTACACGGCAGCCGGTATCGAAGCCCTGTACCTGATCGCGTGGTTGCGGTCTCGCACGAAACTCGGGTTCAAAATCGATGTCCACCCGCTGCCTGACCATGGGTATGGTACGAAACTGCTGGATCTGTCCATTGATGCGCACCTGGAAGCCACCTTCTTGCGCTTCCACGGTACCTATCTTGCGGTCCTGGTCTTTGAGGATCCAGTACCGATTAGCCACTATGGGTTTGGCTTTGATCATTGAGTACTCCTTGATAAGATGCATTCAGCCATCGGCCGTACTGTTCGGCCTGTTCGCTGGCACGAGTCAGTTCAAATTTACCACAGAAACGCATGAATCTCACGCCCACCTGGCCCACATCCTGACGGCGCACCTGCTCGCGTATGGCCGAGTCCACCAGGAATTTGATATTGTCGGGCTGAGCAGTGAGGTCGATCAGACCGCAGTTGCGTTCGTAGTCATCGCCTACCTTGTGCTCTACGCCCAGATGATCAGTCCAGCGTTGCAGCATGAGATTGTTCCAGTTGAAACCCTTTTTGCCCTTGTCTGCGAATGCTTCTTGCAGTCCCACTTGGTTACGAGTGCCTTTTGTACGCACACCAGGGAAAGCGGAAAAGATGTTGTCACTGGTATCACCGCGCATGCACTTTTCAAACAGCAACCATTTAGGGTCAGGCACTGCCTTGGGTTCTTTGGTCTTTTTGTCCATGACCGGGCGCATGCGGTCGTCGAACACGCCTTTCAGCGTGATCAGTTCGTCGGTGATGCCGTTGTATTGATCCACATTCTCGGCCAAGAGTTGCACGAAGTCCGTGTCCGAGCTCACGATAGTGTGATGATCCTGGGGATGCAGCGCGATCCAGCGGGCGATCACGTCGTCAGCTTCGGCTGCTTCATAGCGAATCACGGAGCAATTGGTGCCATCACGCAGATAGCCGCAGAACTGGTCAAATGTTTCCCAAAACACCTGATCTTCTTCCTGCTCGCGTTCGGTCTGGGCTGCACGAGCTTCGGTTCGGTTGCGCTTGTAGGGCGGGTAAACATCCTTGCGCCAGCTGCGTCCTTCCAGGGCAAATACCACGTGATCCGCTTGAAAACGTCGAGCCACTTTGTTGATAGCACTCAGCGTGATATGCAGGGCATAGCCTACCTTTTCCCAGGTGTCGCCTGCGCGAAAAGCCACATGGCGGGCCCGAAAAAACATGTTGGCAGTATCGATAAGAAGGTATCGCATGTTGTGTCCAAGAGTCAATGAGCACGCAGTATAACACAGTGAGCAATCGAGATCAACCGTGTGTGTAACTGCTTGGATTTACAGGAGATTTTTACTCGATCTCGACTGAGTTGGACTTGGTAGTGAGGCGTAGAGTTTCCGCATGGGCCACTCGCTTGCGTAGGCTGCTGGAGCTGAAGCTGTGATCTCGACCGTTGTACACAATGTCGATGCCGCGATTTTCGCATTCTTCGCGTCCCGAAAAGTACTGGTCTTTATACTCAACGCCAAGGATACGCACATCCACGGGCAGGATCAGCAGGAGGTCCACCAGATCCTGCTCGGTCTGGTACACCACCACTTCGTCCACATAGCGACATGCAGCCAGCTGGATCTGGCGCTCCACTATGCTCTGAACCGGACGATTTTTGGTGTCCGGGCGGTCGATGGTGGGATCGGTTTGCAGGCCACAGATGAGATAGTCGCAGTGGTTCTTGGCCTCGCTCAGCATGGCGATATGACCCGCATGCAGCATGTCAAACGTGCTGAAGGTGATGCCCACTCGCTTGCCCTGGGCCTTGAGTTCTTTGATCTTGTTGAATATCATGTTTGTAGTAGGAAAAATGTAGCCATCTGAGGATCTTGTACCTGGAGGAAAGTTCGACCTTCTTTCTGCCGTATCACCCAGTCACGCGAACCTGCCTGACTGTGCAGATAATAAAGTGATTTGCTGCTGAAGATTTCTTCGGCCAATTGGCAAGCCCGATAGAAAGGTATGTCCAGTTCAACTTCGGTCATGACACTTCGCTGCGGCCGCCACCAATGTCACGTGACTGCACGTAGATGCCACTCTGGCGTATGGCTTCTTCCTGTTCCCAGGTCTCCATTACCACATGCCGGCACACATTCTGGAACCAGCGGTCCACGATCTCGGCATCGGTATCAGTGGGTTTCATCATGTATCCGGCCTTGACCAGGCGAGCCACGAAGATTTCGTTCCAGTCCAGTTCGAAACTGCCCTGATGCAGATTGTT